GGATATAATAATCGTTGTGCCATGCATGGATGCCGCTGGATGTTCCCAGGGTCAAACTCGTGGTGCCGGCAGGTTTCACGCAGGTTGTGCGGGCTGCCTGGTTGATTCCAATCATTTCTGCCACACGGGCATTTTCTTCTTTAACTACATTTGCTGCATCCGTCAAACTAATGTCATCTTGAAGCACTCGTCCGGAAGCAATACCTGTCATGGACACGCCGATCAAGGCATCTTTTTCTGTGGTCCGCTGCCAAATCGGGCGAAGATAGTGGAAGTCTGTGTAACCTGCCTGGAGGGTACCAATAAATGCGGCAGATCGCACTCGTTGTTCCAAGTCCTGTTGCCCGATAATGTTGCTGACATTTACTTCTGTAAGGTTGCAGAACTGGAATGGTCGCAAGCCAATCTCACAGCACGGGTTGGTTCCCCAGTCTTTATCGTTGGACAGGTAGATGCCAGGCTCGCCAGCGTTGGATGCTTCGACACGCTTCCACAAGTCTAGGAAGAATTCTTTTGTGATCCTGTGCCGCAAAAGTACAGCAGAGTTGTTGGCTCGTCCACGCTGCGGGTTCGTCTCCCACCAGTTGCCAGCCTTGCAGGCAATCATCTCATTATCACTTGCCGAGAACAAAGAGATAAGCGCAGCACGACGGATGCCGCCAGCCAACACAGCATCGGCAATATGACACACGATGTCGTGGACTTCAATAGCCGACAACTTCTCACCGTCAGACTTTTCATTCAGGACACCCTCAACCTTTACCAAGCACTCTTTGAGCGGCTGGGGTCCTGGGGCTTTGCCGCCCGAGGTTACAAGGCGAGCACCCTTAGGGCGAATATCGCTATAATCAAATCGTAGCTTAGAGCCACCGAAGAAGTAGCTGCGGATAAGATACTTAACAGCGTCTGCCCATCCTTCAATACTATCATTTACTAAATACCTCCGGGTTCTTTCTGGATTTGGTTTATGAATTTCTGGGAGTTCGTCAACATGATGCTGTTGGACAGAGTAGCCAACACCTGTTCCGCCGAGCAATAAAAACATAATCTCGCCGAACACTCGCCAGTCATCTACGGGAGCATAGGCGCAGTTGAATACACGATTGGGCGAGATCTCAATTGGCTTGCCTGCGAACTGCATCGAACGCATTGAGGGTAACACCTTTTTGTCATACACAAACTGATAGTTATCCTTAATCTCTTGTTTGAGTTCAGGATACTTCTTCATGTGCATTTCCATATTGCGAGCAACAAGTTCATCCCAAGTTTCTCTGCGCTGCTTCTCAGGCAAGTATCGGGCATACTTCATGTATACTGTGATGTCTGAAAGGATCTCTGTTGATAGGTCTGTGTCGCTCATGATGCTGCTTGCTCCCCTTTGGTACTTTGTTTTAGTTTTAAATCTCGTAAACCTTGTTTAAGACTTTTTTGGTCTTCATCTTGTTTTTTTTTATCGTCCGCTTTTTGGCGGGCGTCTTCTGCTTTTTTATCTCGGGTCGCCTTGAACTTCTTATACTTCTGGCGAAGGTGCTCGTCTTGTTCTTGTTTGGTCTTCATCACCACAGCGTCAATCGTTGAGTGCTCATCAGGTGGAAGCACTCGCATGTGAACCCTAGAAGTATCAATCTCCATCGGGTAGACAATGCCATCAATGCCGTTACGGTTTTTGGCTACGAACATACGACCTTTGTTCTCAGTCTTATCCTCAACCGTGCGGGAGATGGAACAGATAAAGTCAGCCACAAAGCACTTGCTAAATGCTTCACTGATGGATTCCATCGTGATTACATCTGCGTTTAATCCGCTGCGGTTGGTCTGGGAAGCTGTCCATACTGGGATGTCCCACACCTGACCGATGGCTCGCAGTTCTTCGTAGATGTTGCCCAGGCTATGGCGCAGTTCCTGGGTCTTGAACCCGGAGGCTGTTGGCTTCAAAAGGTCAGCGTAGTCCACGATAATCATATCGGGGTTGATGCCCTTTTGTTTTAGTTTCTCTAAGTGCGTTGAGATTGTGCGAGTGGATGCCGACTTAGTAGGATACTCTTTGATGATGAGTTGTCCAGGGATGTGCTCAATGACTCCAAGAATAGCTTCCTTCATAGACATCAAGTTCTTTAATTCAATGCCCGTGATACAGGAGTCGTAGCGTTGACCAACTACAGTGTCAGCAAGCTCCAGGGTGTAATGAACCACCGTCTTGCCTTTGACCACAGCCATCGCACCCAGGTGGGCCAGTGCCATAGACTTGCCCGCACCAGTTGGGGCAACAACCACACCAAGCTCTCGTTTGCCGAGGCCACCTTTTGTAATATCATCAATCTCATCCCAATGAGTGGAGACAGGGTTGCGCATCTTCATCTCAAAGCGGTCAAGAATATCTTCGTGATAGTCGTGCCCGTGGTCGTTGTCTGCTCCAAGGTTCATAGCGTCATTGATGACCTTTTGGATCTGATCAAAACTCTGAGACTGAAGAAGGTCCACAGATTTGAGGATGGCTTCTTTTAGTTTCTGCTTCTTGCAGAAGTCTAGCGACTTCTCCTTAACATATTCTTCGTCGTCGTCACCGATGGCGTTGCTCTTGATGCGAGCCATGAACTCGATGACCTGTTTAATAATACTATCTGAGTAATCTTCGGTCTGTGTCCGCACGACTGAAACCATTGCTTCATAGGTTGGGTGCGGGTAAGACTGCTTGTGCTGGAACATCAGGTCCACGAATACTTGAAGATACTTGAGTTCTAGATAACTGGTATCCAGAACCTCTTCCATTTGATTCGCGAAGTTACGATCAAAGAGAATGGTCTTTACTAGTTTTTCCTGGAAGGATTTTCCGAACTTACTAAATGTGTCATGTTGTTGTTCGGTCATTTAATTTCCTTGTTCCTTACTATACCTTATATGACGAAAATGTGAAGGGCAACTCTCGTTTATTTTCTATGAGAGTTGAGCATCAACATAAGCTCGTCAATATTCAGTGTGCCAATCCCATCTTTGAGGAGCATTGTCCTAATGTTGGTGCGATTGAGATCAACCCCGTCGTTCTCAATAGCGTACTTTAACTTGCGGACTCCTTGCGGTGATATGACAGTGGTATATAGTTGCATAATCTCATAATTTGAGGCAATGATATCTTTACTTTCAAGAACTTTTTGAAATGCCTTAACTTTATTTTTATTATTCTCTGCGTGCGTTAGAATATCTTCAAGCCCATAGTCTTTATTTTCTGAAAGGAAGGGAAATCTTTTAGCAACTGTCTTTAACCCTAGTCCCTTAACTCCTTCTAAATTGTCAGATTTATCTCCAACCACTGCTCGGGCCCAGGCAAAGTTACGAGGATGTATATTATATTCCTCAAGTACTTTATTCTTGTTCATGATCTGTTCATTCTTTCCGGGGCGCAGCAATACAGTCTTATCATCGCAAAGCTGCAAAAAGTCTTGGTCGTTAGATACGATAACTTTCTGCCACTCATTGTACTCATTACAGTGGCAGAGCCACGCAATAATGTCATCAGCCTCTACATTCTCCAGGGACATCTGGAGGATAGGGAGTTGCTCTAAGTACTCTGTCAGTTTCAGAAGTTGGTCGTATTTGTTTTCCCGTTCTGCTTCTGGGGTGGCAAACTCATACTCTCGATTTAACCTGGGGGCTTTTCGTCCAACTTTATAATTCTTGTTCTTTTCTCGGCGGGCTTGCGAGCCGCCAGGTCCTTCCCAACAAACAACAACTCGGTCAGGCTTGGCACGCCGTACTTCTTTTTGAAGGGAACGCATAAAACCAGTCAGCCCCCCAATTGGATTTCCGTTGATATCCAACTGAGGGGACATGACATAGTTACGAATGAACATGTTTTGTCCATCAATGATAAGCAATCTTTTCATGGGGTCTCCGGTAAGTTTTTTACTTCTTACCTATTCTACACTCATCCTCTAGGATGTCAAGAACTCTTTCCTTAAACTTCTTATCTTCTAAGAGCTTCGGAAAGTCTTTGCTTTGGAACTTTTTATCTTCCCCGTCAACATTGATAGTATACCAAGCGCCGCTGCGAATACAGCCAGGCGTGCCAGCGATAGCACTAAGCCAGGAACCTTCATCATCAACGCCAACACGGTCGTTAGCAAGGTCAAATAATACATCGAACTGACAACTCCTTGGTGATGGTCCGAAGCGAGACTTCATCGTCTTGGCGCTGGTATGGAAACCAATGACCTGCTTCTTCTCGTTTAGGATCTGACCGTTGGCTTTTCCTTTGTGTTGGGTCAGCCAGATGCGGCTTGAAGCGTGGTAGGGTAGTGCCTTGCCACCTGGCTCCACTCGGTTGTCTCCGAACATCACGCCGATGTTAGTCTTCAACTGGTTGGTGAAAACCATAGCGATCTGAGCCTTGCCGAGTGTCTCCGTTACTTTCCGCATACCTTTGGCTAGTGCCTTGGCTGTCAGACCGATACGGCTATTGGGGTCATAGTCACCCTCAATCTCTGCCTTAACTGGCGTTCCAGCAACGCTATCCCACACGATACAGACTAGCTTGTCAGGAGCCTTCTCCCTGATGAGACCGATGAGGCGTTCAATAGTTTCAAACACTTCTTCAATCGTTCCAGGCTGAACATACATAAAGTTGTTCTTTGTGTCAAGCCCTAGCTGTTCCATAAAATCTGGAGAGGCTGCGTTCTCTGTATCAATATAAACAGCAACGCCTCCCATCTTTTGTGTGTTCGCCAAAATCTGTGTGACGATCAGGCTCTTGCCACTCGCAGACTCACCAGCAATCGTGGTGAGCTTACCGACAGGGATCCCGCCGTCTCTACGATTGGAAATAATATAATCCAAAAGCGTTGAGCCGGTTGAGATCCAAGTCTTTACATCCGTGGGGTTATCCCCGTGCAAATCATATGCAATATTTTCTTTCGCTGCCTTGTTTAACTCGCTGCGCAAGTCACTTACAAGGCTGTTTCCAGCTTTGTTTCCCATTTAATCTCCATTTCCATAGGGAGGGGCACCTATCACCCCGTGCCCCCCTGCGGGTGCTGGTCAACTACGACAGCAAATCATCAAACGCTGATTCAATATCCGAGACGCCTTCCATACCAGTGTTTGTGGTAGGAGTAGTGGTCGTGGCATCATTGCTGTAACGAGTGGACTCGGAGGTAGTTGTGGTCTCCGTCTCGCCCAAGGTATCGTTAAGAACCTTTTGGCAATCCTCGTAACTGGCAACATCAAAAACATCCGCAGCGACTTTGATGGTTTCAAGAAGAGTGTTGACTTCTTCTTCGGTCTTCGCCAAGGGTGAGGTGCGGCGCATAGGGCGCACATCAGTCGTTGGGAATGATTGACCCGACTTCTTGCCGTAGTCAATGCGAATGTCCGTACCCTTTTCGGTATCGGTAATGTCCCCGTACTCGGGGTCAAGGACTACATCAAGTAGTGCTTGGTAGGTGGTGCGGGAAAAGCCCCACCAGCGAACGCC